ATCGCAGTCGTCATCGTGCAACCGCAAGATGATCTGCTTGTGACTCGTGCTCGCATCTGGCAACCGCAAGATGAAGGCGTTGATGTTGCAGCGATCGAACAGCATCTGCGTGAACTTCATCGAGAGTTCACTGTCAAAGAGTTCGTGTTCGATCCTGCGTACTTTCTGCGCAGCGCAGAACATCTCGCTGATGACGGTCTGCCTATGGTCGAGTTTCCGCAGTCTGCTGCTCGCATGATTCCTGCATGCGGTCACGCCTATGAACTAATCGTGAATGGCAAAGTCGCACATGACGGTTCACCGACATTCACTGATCAAGTGCTGTCTGCTGCGCAACGAATGACTGATCAAGGCTGGCGACTCAGCAAAGGTAAGAGCAAACGCAAGATCGATGCGTGCATCGCTCTCGTCATGGCACTAGATCGTTCGACGACACGCACGCAAATCGTCTCAGCATCGCCTAGCATCGTTCAGGTATGGGAATGAATCGCACAGCATTCAGCACGGTTGTCGAACTAATCGGCATCAGTTCGCTCGTAATCGGTGTCGGTTTGCTTTCGATTCCCGTTGCTTTGATCGTCGGCGGTTCACTTCTCGTGCTGCTTGGTGCATCTCTCGGTGGCGGTAAGCGATGAGCCTGCTGCGCAGACTGATCGAGCAGCGTGCTCTACCGACAAGCATTGACCCTTATCAGATCACTGCACGACCGTTCTTCCCTAACTATTCAGGTGAGATCGTCACAGAAACGACTGCTTTCGCATCGACTGCTTTGATGTCTGCTGTGAGTCTGCTCGCAGATTCAGTTGCAGCGATGCCGCTAGAACTGACTCGACAGCGAGCAGGTCGAATCGAGAAACTGCCAACACCGAGCGTGCTGATTCGCCCGAATCAAACACAGACGATGTTCGAGTTCGTACATCAAGTGATGTTGTCGATCGCACTGCACGGTTGCGCTTACATCTATGCACCACGCAAAGCAGGTGAACTACCAGCAGAAATGCGTTGCATTCACCCGAACTTCATCAAGAAAGCGTGGCTGTCTGATGACGGTTCAGCGTGGTATCAAGTTGGCGACACTGAACATTCGAGCGATGATCTCAAAGCGATTCACTGGCTGTTGATGCCGAATCAAGTGCGTGGCATTTCACCGCTAGAAGCGTTGCGAAATACTGTCGGCACCAGCATCGCTATGGACAGATTCTTGGCGCAGTTCTACGGCGAAGGTGCAACACCGAGCAGCGTGCTCGAAACAGATGCGACGATCACCGAAGAGCAGGCACGCATTCTGCGTGACACATGGGCTGACGCTCACACTCGTCGCCGCAAGCCTGCGGTTCTTACAGGTGGACTGCGCTGGAAGTCTGTGACAACAAGTGCTGCTGACATGCAGATGCTCGAACATCGTGAAGCGATCGTGCGTGACATCGCTCGTGCGTATCGCATTCCGTTGCACATGATCAACGGTTCTGGCGGCGACTCGCAGACTTATCAGAATGTCGAATCTGCTGGTATCAACTTCGTGCGATACACGCTGCTGCCGTTCATGCGTCGAATCGAAGATGCCATTTCTGAGATGCTGCCTTTGACGCAGCGTGTGCGTTTCGATGCCAACGAGTTTCAGCGTGCAGATTTGCTCACTCGTGTCAGAGCACAACAAGTGCAGATCATGTCTGGCACGATGACACCGAACGAAGCACGAGAGCAAGAGAATCGTGAACCGTACGAAGGTGGCGATCAGTTCATTCTCGGTATCGCTGGCGCACCTGTCGCTGGTGTGAACGGCGGAGATCTGCCTACACTTGGTGTTGATTCAGTACCACCTGAAAGGTGAGCAAAGATGCGTGGCTACAAAGTGACAGTGACTGACACACGAAGTGTGCTGATCACAGCAGATGACAAGAATCGCACTGCATACATCAACATCGTCGGCAACGAATCGATCGCAGTTGGTGATGCGACTGTCACTTTCGCTACTGGTCTGATTCTGGCAAAGCACTCTGCACCTATCGAGATCAGTGTTCCACTGAAAGAAACTTTGTATGCAGTCTGTGATTCTGGCAAGACAGATGATGTTCGAGTTCTATTGCCAGACGCAGACTGATCATGCCGTTCGGTATTTCGCAGAGTCAGTCTGACTGCGCACAGTGGGCGACAGTGAAACAAGAGTCAGACGGTTCGTTCACCACGATCGGTTGTCACGCAACGAAACAAGATGCGATCGATCAAATGGTGGTCGTTTCGATGAGCGAAGAAATGGAACCGCTGGGTCAAGTTGATTCACGCAGCACTGTGATCTACAACTACGGAACTGTGAACATCTCTGAGAGCGAGATCGAAGTCGAAGAAGAGACTGACGAAGAAGAGATCGATGACGAAGAAGAGATGCCTGAGCCAGAAGAATCTGGAATCGGATACGAAGAGCGTGCGCCAAATCTTGTTGCACCGTCATTCATGGCTGAATCAGCGAAGCGTGGTCTGCGTCTGCATGAAGAAGGTTTGTCTGGCGACGGACTCATGCCTGCGACTGTTGCTGATGCACGACGCATGGCGAATGGCGAAGCGTTGAGCGAAGCAAAGTGGCGCAAGATTCCAGCATGGATAGCAAGACACATCGTTGATCTTGATGCAGTCGAAGGTGACGAGATCACTGCTGGTCTTGTTGCGATGTTGTTATGGGGTGGCGGTTCGTCGAAAGAATCTGCACGCAGAGCGCAAGCGTATGCAGAACGCATCGTCTCACAACTAGAAGAAGAACGAGCACCTGCACCGCCGAAAGATCAAATCTTCGGTAGCGATACGAATCCTGCTGGCTCTGCTGCTGACAAGACAGGCGGCATAGAACTAAGCGAAGCAACAGAGACTGCTCTACAACGCAAGGCTGATGAACACAACGAAGCCATGAATGCAGATGACAAACCTGTATGGACACGGGTTCGTCTCGGTGCGTTGCGTGCCGTGTATCGGCGTGGCGCAGGCGCATTCTCTACTTCTCACAGACCGAACATGACTCGTGCTCAATGGGCAATGGCGAGAGTCAATGCGTTTCTCTATCTTGCGAAGAATGGCGAACCTGAGAATGAGAACTATGTGAACGACAATGATCTGCTGCACCCAGAGCACCCGAAGTATTCAGCATCTAGCGAGAGTGATGATCGTGGCGTTATGCTTGCGGCGACTATGAGTGACACGATCGAGCAACGCTGGTGCATCACAGGTGCAGATGAGAAGCGTATTGCGTACACGACGCTCGATCTTCGTCAAGCAGACAACGGCACGACTCTCTACGGCTATGCAGCGGTGTTCGATTCACCGAGCGAACCGATGCCGTTCGTCGAGTATGTCAAGCGTGGTGCTTTCAGCAAGACGATCAAAGACGGTGCAGATGTGCGTCTGCTCATCGATCACGAAGGTGTGCCACTTGCACGCACGAAGTCAGGCACGCTCAGACTCAAAGAAGATGAGCGTGGTCTTGCTGTCGAAGCAGAACTAGACCCTATGAATCCTGATGCTGCACGAGTCATCTCAGCGATGAAGCGTGGCGATCTATCACAGATGTCGTTCGCATTCCGTACGATCAAAGATTCATGGTCAGACGACCGTGCTGTGCGTGAACTGCGTGAAGTGCAACTATTCGATGTCAGCGTCGTGACATTCCCTGCCTATGAGCAGACAGTTGCCGAGATTCGTTCCAGACTGTTGCAAGACGATTCGTCTGCACCTACACTGACTGCTGCGAGTACCAGCGTCAGCGTGCGCAAAGCACAGTTGGCTCTGGCTCGTCACAAGAAATAGTCAGCCGAGACACAGCCGATTCGTCACTGTCAAGTCTCACTGAGCGACACAACGACTCAACAACGGAGACAACAATGACCTACTCAAAGAATCTCACCGAGAAGCGTGACGCTGCTTTGGCTGCTGCCGATGCGCTCGTGGCAAAGGCTGCCGACGAGAAGCGTGAACTCACGACCGAAGAAGATGCTGAGATCGCACAGACGCTCGATGTCGTGCGTGATCTCGACGAGCAGATTCGTCGTCACAAAGAACTGGAAGAGCGTGCTGCTGCCGCTGCCGAGAGCCGTAAGGCTGCTGGTGTCGAAGCCGCTGTCACGACCGTGAAGAGCGAGCCACGCACCTACTCGAAAGAGTCGTCGCACTCGTTCATCGCTGATGCGTTCCGTGCGCAGTTCAGCAACGACTTCTCAGCGCAAGAGCGTCTCGCACGCCACATGCGTGAAGAGCAGATCGAGCGTCGTGATGTGACGAGCAGCAACTTCGCTGGTCTCATCGTGCCGCAGTTCTTGACTGAACTCGCTGCCCCATTCGCTCGTGCTGGTCGCCCTGTTGCTGATCGTGCTCGCAAGCATGCTCTGCCCGATGCAGGTCTGACTCTTTCGATCTCGAAAGTCACGACTGGCTCGGCTGTCGCTGCACAGTCCGAAGGTGTTGCTGTGCAAGAGACCAACATGGACGACACGAAACTCGACATCACTGTGCAGACCGTCGCTGGTCAGCAGAATGTGAGCCGTCAGGCGATCGAGCGTGGCACGAATGTTGATTCGCTTGTCATGGCTGATCTCGTTTCGGCGTATCACACGAAGGTCGATCAGTTGCTCGTCGCTCAGTTGCGCACTGATGTTGCCGCTGGCGGCAATGTGGTCGTGTTCAGCGATGCGTCACCGACCGTCGCCGAACTGTACCCGAAGTTGGCTGACGCAGTGCAGAAAGTTCAGACGACTTTCTTCGCTGGTCCGAATGCGATCATCATGCACCCACGCCGCCTTGCGTTCATCTTGGCTGCGGTTGATTTGCAGAATCGCCCACTCGCAGTTCCGTCGCCTGTGGCGCAGAACCCTGTCGCTACTGGCGCAGGCGCACCGCTTTACGGCAATAGCGGCTACTCGATCATGGGTCTGCCTGTGATCACTGATGCGAATGTCAGCACGACCGAAGGTCCTTCGACAAATGAGGACAACATCTATGTGGGCAACCTGCAAGAACTGCACCTGTGGGAACAGGGCAACGGTGACCCGATGATGCTGCGCTTCGAGCAACCGAAGGCTGCTGAACTCGACATCACGATGATCGTGTACGGATACGCCGCTTACACGGCGAACCGCTACCCGAAGGCGTGGTCGATCATCGACGGTTCTGGTCTGGTGACCCCCACCTTCTAACTCGTGTCGCTGAGTAGCGGCATACGGATCAACACGATCTGATGTCGCTACTCAGCACAGAGTCAGCCAACATGACTGACCGTAAGATCATCGCTTCACTTCTTGCAGAGCGCAGCAAAGTCGCTGCCGCTGGCTTGACTGATCGTATCGCAGAACTTGATCTGCGTCTGCGTGTGCTTGGCTACCGTGAGATCGAAACAGCGAGCATCGAACCGCAGGTAGAAACTGCGACGAGAAAGAAGTCGCTGAAACGCAAGAAAGGCTAAGGCATGGCGATCACTAACGGGTATTGCACCCTGCAAGAAGTGAAGTCTGCGCTGCGTCTTTCTGACAGCATCGATGACACTCTGATCGAGAACTCGATCGAAGCAGCGTCACGACGCATTGACGGTTATTGCGGCAGGTTCTTCTACAAGACATCTGCTCTTGCAGTGCCGCTGTTCGCTCATGATGCTTACAGACTGCTGACGAGCGACATCAGCAGCACGACAGGTTTGATCGTCAAACTTGATGATGACGGTGACGGAACTTTCGAGACGACGCTGACTCTGAATACTGATTACATCGTCGAACCGACTGACTATCAGATTCTCGGCAGACCGATTCGTACTCTCACGATGATCGGTGGCTACACATTTCCGATGTTCTACATTCCGTCTGCATGCGGTGTGCAAGTCACTGCACTGTGGGGTTGGAATGCTGTACCTGATGATGTGCGTGAAGCGTGCGTGCTTCTCTCGATTCGTCAGTTCGCTCGATACAACGCAGCACTAGGTGTCATGGCGTTCGCTGACATGGCTGTGACTGTGCGTGCAGTTGATCCTGATGTGCGTGATCTGTTGCAGCCGTACAAGTTGCTGGGCGTTGCCTGATGCCTGCGACAGTTTCGCAAGTTGCTGACGGTCTGAAAGCACGACTCGCAACCGTGACAGGTTTGCGCACTTTCTCGTATCAGCCTGAGCAACTGAATCCACCTGTTGCTTTCCCGATTCTCGAATCTGTCGAGTTTCACGGTGCGATGAAAGGCGGCAATGTTCGCATGCGGTGGACTGTCATGGTGATCGTCGGTCGCTATCTCGATCGAGTAGCGCACTCAAATCTTGACGGTTATCTCTCATACAGCGGTGCGACATCTCTTCGTGCAGCGATCGAAGGTGATCGCACTCTCGGCGGTGTTGCTCAAACTCTGATCATGGACAGCGGTTTGTCTGTCGGCTCTCTGACTGTTGCAGAAGCAGACTTCTTGCAAGTATCCTTCTCGGTGCTAGTTCACGCATAGGCAGGCAACATGGCGACATACAAGATCATCAGCGACAACACGACACTCGGATCAAAGGGTGCGACTGTCTCTGATTCTGATCTTGTCGATCTGAATGTTGCTGCACTTGTGAGTGCAGGACATCTCGAACCTGTTAGCATCAGCAACAAGAAGCAAGACAAGAAAGAGCAGGACTAACAGTCATGGCACAGATCGTTCTCACCGATGTCGTCGTCACGATCAACAGCGTGGATTTGCAGTCACGAGCCACGAGTGTGACGATCAACTACGAGAAAGAAGCAGTCGAAGTCACCGCATTCGGTGACGACTTCCGCAAGTTTCAGGCAGGGCTCGGCAACATGACATGTGATGTCACCTTGCAGCAAGACTTCGCTGCGGCGAGCGTCGAAGCAACGATCTTCCCGCTTGTCGGTCAGCAGACCACGATCGGTTTCAAGGCTGTCGATGCAGCAGTGTCTGCAACGAATCCTTCCTACACGATCACTGGCTGCTATCTTGCCAGCCACACACCGATCAACGGCACGGTTGGCGAACTCAGCACCACCGAACTTTCGTTCGTCGGCGGTTCGCTCGCCAAAGGCACAGGGTCCTGATCTCATCAAACTCTCTGAAAGGGGAAGAGAATGAAACTGCCACTGACTATTCACTATGCGAATGGTGAGAAGCGTGATGTCATCGCATCGTTCGCAGACTTCGTGCAGTTTGAGCGCACATGGTCTCGCAGCGTTGCACGCTTCGAGCACGACTTTCGACTCACCGATCTTGCGTGGCTTGCGTGGTCTGCCGAAACTCGTGCGAAGCGCACCGACAAGAAGTTCGACCCTGACTGGCTCGAAACTGTCGAGACTGTCGAACTCGGTGAAGCGCAAAGTGATAGCCCTTTGGCGACGACTCAGCCCACTGGCTGATCGCTGCGCTCGCAGTCGAGACAGGTATTGCACCGAACGATCTGATCGAATCTGGCGATTC